GAGGGCAATGTCGTATACGAAGAAGTCGACGACCCGTCCGCGAGTTCGAACCAACTTTCGGGGACGGTAATTACTGCGGGCTATTCCTTCGGTTCGCCGGCGCGCATTGGCGGTGTCCCGTTTTATACGTTCCAAATTGACTCGCCTAACGGGGGGCCGGATTTGTCCGCCTTTCGGTCCGGCGTCGACTGCGTTATTAGCGGATTTTCGAACGGAGCAAATAACGGAACATTTGGCGTTATTTCGTCGTCGTTTACGGCGAGTTCCGGTGCGTCGCGGCTTCGCGTTCAAAATAAAAACTGCGTTACCGAATCAGCGGGCGCAACTGTCACAATAACGCAAACAGTACCGCCGTTTTTCCCCGACAAAGTTAAAGACGTCCGGATTTATAACGGCGGGCATGCGGCGGTCGACTCGATCATTGAAGCGATCGAAGATCCGACCTCGATCGGCGGGCAGGTTCCGCCGTTCAACGGCACTGCTTACGTTGTATTCGAACGACTCGCTTTGGCCGACTTCGGAAATCGAATTCCACAATTAAACTTCATTGTTCGAGGCGACGCGGGGACAGTTACCGCGCCGACAGTTATCGGGCGGTGGATGGATCGCGCGGGCCGGTCGGGCAAATACGACACTTCGCGCGCTAGCGGAACAATGCGCGGCGTTACTGTCGTCGGGCCGGTCGCGGCATCAAAAGCATTGCAACCTATAATGATGGGTTACGACATAATCGAGCAAGAGCGCGGCGAGGACGTCCACTTTTTCGACCGCGAACTCGCGACGGTTATCGACGTCTCGACTGATCACCTATCCGCAAGAGAGACAGGGACGGACGCCAGCGAATATCCGATTCAGGTCGAAGACGACAACGGCGTCGAGATTCCCGCCGAAGTGAACATTCGATACATTGATTACGAAGCCGATTATCAATTCGGCTCGCAGCGGCACCGGGTCCAAGAATTCGATTCCGACGCGGTCTTAAATATAAACCTTCCTATCGTCCTGAATCAGTCGGGCGCGGAAGCGCGAGCGATCGCAAAACGAACGGCATGGTATGCGCGCGCGAACCGGCAGCCGGTCAAACTGTCGCTACCCGCGCGCTATCTCGACTCATTGGAAAACGACGTTCTTCGATTCGTCGCGCTCGATCAACTGTGGAACGTTTTAGTTCGCCAAGTGGACATCGGCGCGAACTTTATCTTACGTCTCGATACAATCGTCGAGTCTCGCGACATAGTGACGCAACCGGCAACGGCGGAGTCGCCAACAAACAAGAACGTTCAAATATTCGTACCGCCATTTGTGCCAACTTACGTCGTCGACATTCCGCCTATTTACCCAAGCACGACGCTTGTCCCCGGATTTATTGCGGGAACGGCGATTCCCGGCGGCGCGTCATGGTCGGGCGCGGTCCTATACGAATCCCTCGACGACTCAGAATTTACATTCACGACGAACATTGTCGGCGAGGCGGCGGTCGGCTATGTGACTTCTGTTTTAGCCGACGGCGTTGTCGGAAGTTGGGATCGCGCCAACAGCGTAACGCTTGAATTGCTTTCGGGTAACTTGGAAAGCGTGACGGAAATAGAGTGCCTTAACGGCATGAACCGGCTACTTATCGGCGAAGAGATTATCGGTTTCCAAACCGCGACGCTTGTCGGCGGCAAGACTTGGACCGTATCGAAGTTGCTTCGCGGTCTTCGAAACACGGAGTCGAAAACAGGCTCGCACGCGGCGGACGACCTCGCGATTCATCTTAACGACCACGGTTTAACGTTTGTCGAGATCAACCATTCGGCGATCGGTCAAACTCGATATTACAAAATTATACCGATCGGCGGAGCTATTGCTGATTACTCGTCGTGGCAAGTTCAATTAAGCGGCGAAAATATTAAGCCGTTCTCGCCCGCCGACCTTCAATACAACCGCGAGTCGCCGTCGACGGACGACGTTTCCATTTCTTGGATTCGCCGAACGCGCCAAATCATGCGGTTAATTGGGCAGTTGGACGAACCGCCATTAACGGACGGGTTCGAAAAATACGAAGTCGACATATTGAACGCCGCCGGGTCGACCGTTCTTCGAACGACGACGGTAACGGATTCTTCGTCTTTCGTGTATACTTCGGCGATGCAAACTGCCGACGGACTGGTCGCCGGATCGACGGCTTTTTCTGCGAAGGTTTACCAAAAGGGAACGGCGGGGCGGGGTCGAGCGAGTGCGTCGTTAGCCGTTCTCGCAACGTGATTCGATAGGGGACAAGGGTTCGGTTATGGCAAATCTAATTAAACACACTTCGACACAAACCGCGATCGCTCTTTTAACCGAAGGGCAAGCGAGCGGCGAGGTAACGCAAAACCAAATATCGAACTTGCTCGACTTGTTCGCGGGCGGAATTACGCTCGTCGACCGTGATATTCTTGCTGCTCCGGGGTCGCCTACTACCGGGCAGGCGTACTTAATCCCGGCGTCGGGGACGATAGCGAACGCATGGGCGACGGACTCCGCGTCGCATGGCGACATCGCCGTTTATCTTGGCGGCTGGATTTACATAACGCCGGGAAGTTACGCGATCGTCGCTTATGTGACCGACGAGAAATTATGGATCGCATATAGCGAAGTAGAGTCGGAGTGGCACCCGTTACAAGATTCTTGGTCGACTACCGAGCATTGGACCGGCAAATACGCGGCGGTCGGCGGCGGCAAAATTTACTCAAAGACGGTCAACGTCGGGGCATTGCCGAACGCGACGACGGCGACGACGGCGCATTCGATTTCAACGATCGACTTTTCCGGACAAGTTCGGTTTGAGTTTAGTTTGAAAGAGGACACCTTAAACATCGCGCTTCCGGGTAATGGGACGATCCTAATCGCCGGTGCGGCTCTTGTCGAGGTAACGGTAAACGCGACGAACGTTGCCATTACGACAAACTTCGACGCGACCGCCTACGATATTGTAGTTCGGATTGAATACGAAAAAGCATAGCGGAGGATAAAACCAAATGGCAATCGGACAAGAAACAACGGGCGCGAAGCAAAACGCGCCGCCGGAGTCCCCGTCGCCGGGCGACATTCATATTGTGGGCGATAGCGGGTCGGGAACGTGGTCGGGGCGCGCCGAGAACGTATTGGCCGTTTCGGTCGACGGCACGGCGTGGCTATTTCGAACGCCGGGCGCGGGCGAACGAGTTTATTCGACAGATAAAAACGCCGACATCGTTTACGACGGCACGAATTGGCTTGCGATTGGTGCGCCGTTTACTTTGCTTTATCAGGCGACCCATGCGACGGCGGAGAATTCGAATCGGTTCGGTCGGTTAACATCCTCTTCGACAAATTCGTCGGGTATTATTCCGTCCGGTCGGTCGGCTCTAGTTCTTTCGTGCGAGTTCAGCCATAAAACCGGGGCGGACGCCGGAACTTATACGGTTTTCGGTTTGCTTCGGGACGTTGGGAATAGCGCAAACTATTTACTCGGCGCGGCGTGGACCGGCGCGCAAAATACGCGACTTCGCGAATCTCGGTTCGGATCAATCGAAAGCCCGCTCGCATTGGTCGACGGCGGAGCGGCGACGCGATTTTCGGTCGGTTGGCGTAACGAGTCGAGTTCGCCGGGCGCGATGGCGTCAGAGTATGCGAGTTGCTACGTTGCTGGTTTTTATGTTGAGAAGTTGTAGGGGACGATAGAAAAATGGCGACACAGACGAAAACAGAGGCAGAACTAATAGCGACCGGCTATTCGCGCGTTTCCCTTTCAATTCTCCGCGCTCAAGTTTGGGAAAAGTGGAGCGACGGAGACTTGGCCGACGAATTGCTTTACGACGCGACGACGAACGAGTTGTTCGACCTCCCGGACGTTGACTTAGTCGGCGGCAACGCCGAGGCGTTGTATGCGTTGTCGGGTTCGCTCGACGACCGAGAGCTTTATAACGGCATGGTCGACGCGCTCGAATCGGGCGGAAGCATGACGACGGCGCAAGCGGACGCGGCAAGGCGACCCCTTCCCCTGATAATTCGCGACAGGGCGCGCGCGGTCTAATGTCCGGCGATTTCTTTCGCGGGTTTGCGGACGGGTTAAGCAACACGCACCGCGCGCGCTTTCAAGAAGTCAAAGTTAAGGGCGAAGAAAAGGGTAAACGAAAACGCGTCGTCTGCGGTTGCGGTTGGGTCGGCCCGACCGCGCGCGCGGAGTTGTTCGGGGACATGCCCGCGCGATGCCGATTCGAAGACGCGAAAGACGAGTAACCGCGCTCGCGCCGAAAAACTATTTTCAAAAACTTAAATAGTTGTAAGTCGTTTCGCCACGTTGAACGCTCGACCGATGAACAACGAGTTACGTCGCAAGTCGCGGCGCACTAAAATTCGGTCGATTGGATTTTGTTATAATGCCGTATAACGAAGTCGATCGTCGACTTCGCCGATCTTTGATTTTTGAATAACGAAAGTGAGTAATCACATGAGCAAGAAGCACGAAAGCTTCCAAGGTACTGATTCTAAAATGAAACCAGTAATCACGATGGCTAACAGCGAGGGATACCATGTCGAATATTATGTTCTCGTGGAAGGCCAACGTCTCAGGTTTCCCGGTGTCAAAGAAGGCAGCGCGCGCGCCTATTGGTTTGGTCCGGCGTTAGTCACGCGCGACCTTTCGCATAGAGGCTTAAGCGATAATGAAATGTGGAGCGACGATCCCGGAGCGTGGGAAGGCTTGCAAAACTTGGCGCGACTTGGCTTGGCTTATCTCGAAGAGAACGCGGGCGGCGAAGACTTCAGTCTTTGGACCGATGAAGGCAAAGCGAAGTTGGCGCAGTTCGAGCCAAAAGTAAATAAGTAACGAAGCTCGACGGGATAGCCGTCTTGCCCGATCGCGGGTAAGGCGGCTTTCCTGTTGTCTGTCGGCTGTTTGAAAAAAGACAGGAATAAATTGTTTAGGGGTATGGATCTTTTGGGTCGACCGTGCTATATTCCACTCATGAGCAATTTAACGACAACAACGAAAGGCAACAAAATGAGCAATCGAACTCCCGAAAAAATCATTGAAGACATCCACCGCTGCGAAGACTTTATCAGCGAAGTAGGCGCAGAGGCGCGAAACGAAGCAGTCTTATACGGTGACGCAGTTCCTCAATCTGGATACCAAACAGCAATACACGCACTGACCAAATTAGAAGCAGAACTAAAGGAGGCAACAAAATGAGCAACGAGACAATCAACACAAACGAAAAGATGGTCGACGCGGTACTACGCGACATATGGAAGAAACGCGCTTGTTTCGCCAGTCGCCTGTCGGCGGGTTACAGTGTCGCGGTTCGAGTGACTCACGCCGAAGCCCCGTTTAACGCGTTGAACATCAACGCAAAAATGAACGGGCGAAACCTCAAGGTTTTACATGAGGGAAGCATTATTGGCGCGTTGTCCGGTTGGGGGGCCGCGCCGAAATCAAAGAAGTACAAGCAAGCGGGAAGCGAAGTCGTCTTGGCGACGGTCCAAGTCGAAGACTTGAAAACAGAGATTAAGTGGAATCTAAACCAAAAACGAAAGGCAACAAAATGAGTAACGAGACAAGTAACACAAACGAAAAGGCAGTCGACAATAGGCTTCCCCTGACAAACGCCGGTAACGCGCAAGGTTGCACTTGCTCTGCGCCGACAAGTAACCGCTACACTTTGAAGGATCGCGGCGACGGAGAAGTCGCACCGCATTGCAGCGGTTGCGGCGAGGAGTTGGAGCTATGAACGACCCAACAACGAAAATTCAATTAATCTGGAAGAAGATCGAAGCCGGTTGCTATCGCGCGACCTCGCCAGAGGGCGCGCTTATTCAGGTTGCCAAGTATCCCGGCAACTACGCACCGGGCGGGCGACCTTTCTATTGGGCGGTCACGCTTTGGGACACCGAGGACGTAACGAACTTGACCTTCAAAGATCGCGCCGAAGAAATCATACAAGCCGACGGCGTTTATCAGGGAACACTACTCGAAGCCAAAGACTACGCCGAAGACCTTTTAACTTGGGCGCAGAACGAAACGGTTAAATCGGAAGCATTCGAAGCGAGCGTTTATCCGAGATTCTTCTTGCCCGGCGAGTACGACGTCGCGACAGGTCGACCGGCGGCGGAAGTTTACGAATTTAACGGCGATCGAATCGTCGCGAAGGGGGAAAAATGAAACTTGCAACGTTAACCAACATCGCCCGCGAATTGCTCGCGGTCGTTTTTGTCGCGGCAGTCTTTGCCGCAATTCTCGCGGTCGATACGGTTCGGCTCGATCGCATTTTTACGGAGTGGATTAAATGAGCAAAGGCAAACTAACAGCGGCGGTAAAAGATCGACGCGCGACGCGCGTCAACATTGCGCGCGCCGCGCAACTAATGGATATGAAGTATTCGTCTATCCGCGAAGCGATGGATCGCGGGTACATCCGGGCGACCGTTCGCTATGAAGGGTCAAACGGGCGAACGGGTCGGCTTACAACAATTGGCGACTTGGAAGACTTTCGACTTGTGCTAATCGAACGTTACTCCGCGTACAACAGCGAACACCACGCCGCGAAAGTCGAGTCGCTTCAATCTATCGGCGACCTTTCGGACATTGCAACATGAGCAACAAAACGAAAGCAACAGGCGATACGAATCTCGACCGCGCCCGCGCGGCGGGGTTCGAGATTGTGACCTATTCTTCCCTGTCCCGGTTCAGGAATTGCCGTCGAAAGTTCAAGCTCGGCTACGTTGACGGACTCAAGCCGAAAGCGAAGAGCGACGCGTTGTGGATTGGAACGATTTTTCACAACGCGATCGAGGCGCATTATAAGCGCGGCGAAATTGACGTCGACCGTTTCTTAACCGAAGAGCAAGGTTTAACGCTCGACGACGAAACTCGCGGAACGTTTGAGTTGTTGCGCGCAATGTTGCGCGGCTACTTTGCGCGCTGGGGTACGTCGAAAAGCGACAAGCCCGTCGGCGTTGATCCTCGCGGGATGATTCGCGACGACGAACTTGAATATCTCTACGTCGAACCGACATTCGTTCACAAAATCCGCAATCCGGAGACGGGCGCGAAGTCGCGTTCGTTCATCCTGTCCGGCAAGATCGACGGACTCGTTCATTTGAAAGGAACGAACGAGCTTTACATAAAGGAAAACAAGACGGCGGCGACGATCGACGGCGCATATCTTGAGCGGCTATGGTCCGATTTCCAGTCGATGCTATACGCGCGATACATCGACGACATCGTTTCGGACGGTTTCGGAATGAGAGTCGTCGGCGTTCTGTACGACATAACCGAAAAGACGCGCATTCGTCGCAAGGCGGGCGAGACTGTCGACAAGTTCGAGGAACGACTCGGTCGTTACAAGACCGAAAAAACGATCGAGAAGCACCGCGAAGCGGGACCGAAGCCCGCCGAAACTTGGGAAGCGTTTCGCGAGCGCATGAAACGCGAGTACGAAAACCCGGACAAGATGCACCGCGAGTTAATACGCTTCGACGAGCAACGGCTCGCGGACATCGACGGCGAGGTTTGGGAAATGACGCAACAAATACTCGACGCGCGTCGACGCGACAGGTGGTCGATGAACACTTCGCAATGCTATTCGTTCGGCTTCGGCTGTTCGTTCGT